TCGCGGGCGGTCTTGAGCTTTAGCGTTTGCTAGGGCTTTCACTTCTATTTGGAGGTAATCTATGCCCGGATCGTTCAGAGATGTTACGAAAGAGCCTGCCTGGCAGCGTGAATACGAGGCTGTGAACGGCTCTCCTTGCACAGGGGTGTTAACTTTATACACCTCTAAGCATGGGGGCCGTACTTCACTAACGTGTCGAGCCGTCTCTTCTAAACGAAGGAAACTTCGCAAGAAGAAGCGGGCTTATCACGTGAAAACCTCACCACTCAGGTACAGAGAGCTTTCGAATGCTTCCGTTTTCCAACGGGGCCCGAAAGTCACTGCTGGTTCCAAACTTGGCGTACTTAAATCGTACAACACTTCTGGAAACCTGACTTCGACAACTAATATTTTGTCGACTGGCACGCCTGCGAACTCTCAGTCCTTGAAGAGAACCTGGGATGTTTTAAATCCAGGGCCTCCCTTCCGTTCTGGGGGTCCGTTTTGCAGTTTGAACTATGCTCTTCCGCACGCATCAGTGATTGGAACCACGATGAACTCAATCGGCAATCCAGCCTTTTCAGGCCTGGCTCGCGATGAGTACACCGGGATCGTCGCAGACGATGGCACTTGGACGAATGACTCTACGAGTCAATATCTGTTCCAAGGCATCCCATCACTAACCGGGTATGACACGAAAGCTTGGGATTACACCAAGCCCAAAGTGGCTAAGGCCAGTTTGGCCCAGTTCATTTATGAACTTAAGGACCTTCCTGGTCAGCTCGAAACCACCGCTAACTTCTTCTACGATACGTGGAAGGCGTACGGTGGCTCGAGATCGACAATTTTCCAGCACCCTAAATTGGTGTCTGAAAATTATCTTAACCACGAATTCGGTTGGGCGCCGTTCATTGGCGACCTAATCCAGCTTGGACAGCTGTATTGGGACGTTAACAAGTATATTGCTGAGGTCATTGACCACAACAATACTTGGATGCGGCGAAGTCGTGTCCTTGAAGAGACGGAAACTGTCACTGAACTCTTTAAGGGTCCCGGATCGGCTACTATGCCGAGCTCATCAGACTTTCGTCTGAGCGGGATCCTGCGAGATTTCAATTTCAATGGCTTTACTACTAAGGGTTCTTGCACCATCACGGAGCATAAAACTGTCCGTGTATGGGCCGTAGGTTCCTTTAAGTACTATCGCCCGGAATTTGATTTGTCCTTAGTTGACCCCCGTGAGGGGGCTACTGATTGGACAGCTGTACAACGTCTTTTGACGATATACGGCCTTCGAATCAATCCGACCGTTCTCTGGAAGATTACACCCTGGTCATGGGCCGTTGATTGGTTTACTCAGGTTGGCAAGTTCATTGAACACCACGATGAGTTTATCACGGACGGTATTGTGTCCAGATATCTGTACATCATGAAGTCAATCAATCGTTACGTCACCAAAACTTCGGTGCTTAACGCTTGGTCTGGCCCCCGCACGTATCAATGGGTGCGAACCCTTGAGACGAAACAGCGGAAGGTTGCAGATAGTCCATATGGATTTGACCTGACGTGGAACAACTTGTCTCTACGTCAATGGGCAATCCTAGGAGCAATCGGGATAACCCGGGACAACCTAGGGTTTATCTCTCGCGGTTAAACAGCTCGAGTACCCTTGAGTAAGGTCCTTGACACCACGAGATAACTACTCCAATGACTTCGGAGGTCACCTTATGGCGTTAGCCGACCCACAATCTATTACCGTTAACGCGGTAGCAAAGTCTATGCCCCGAGTTTTAAACGAGGGGCGTCACTCTCTTTACCAGATGAGTGATCAGACTTTTAGTCTTGATGTTTCCCATCGCTCAGTCCGCCGCGACAAAAAAGCTCGCGTCGTCTCGCGCGTTGGGTTTACCCAGAGGAAAGTCGTAGCCGACCCGCTAACAGCGGTGAACGATTACGAGTTCCTTATCTGGTCCGTCCAAATCGATCGTCCCGAGGCTGGATATTCCAGCACCGAGACTGATCAGATGTGGGCAGGCTTCAAGACGTGGTTTGACACCACGATGGTTGGTAAAATCTTCGGTCAGGAATCGTGATATGTCCAACTATGAGCGTTGGTCGAGTATAAGCGAAGTCGAAATGGCCCTTTTGGACCACGCCGTCAATCACTTTCTCGATTCCATCGTCACATTATTATATCATCGAGTTGAGTTTCCCAGCGTATCTTTTGATCGCTTGGACGACTCTTCCGTTGATATACATGTTGTACTTACCTTGAAACCTAACCAAAAGGAGAACTTCAATGAACCTAGAAAAGATCATCAGACTGACCGAGGAATCCTTGGCAATCGCCAAGCAACTCCGCGGCAGCTCGAAGACTTCTTCGAAAACGAAAGTTCCACCCGTGAAACAGGTGAAGCTCTCGCCGGCTGCAAAGAAGAAAATTAAGAACTTACGTTCTTAATCCATCTGTCAATAGATTGTTTGTTTGACTTGGGTCGCTGTCATGAGGCTGGATCGCTTTCCTCCCGAAAGGAAGGTCGCGTGAAAAGCCACATAACAGGCTTTCTAGAAGTCATGCAGGCTATCTATTTAGATGCCTGCACCCATTGCAACGCTTCGGTCTCAGAGCGTGATCTAAAAACGATAAGATCACGCGTCGAAAATGAAGGGATGTCGTTTTTAACGATTACCCTTCCTACCTTTGGTCGAGACTTTGAAAGATCTCTCGACCAAGGATTCGTAGCCGCAGCAGACTTTCGTCAATTCAGAAAGTCTGGAGCAATCCCTGCTTTTTTGCAAGGTATGCTCGGCCAGATTTTCGACACTGAGACAGGAAGGATTAACGATGAATATTTACAAAGAAATTCTCCCCAACGTGTTTCTCGCCTTATTGTTAGCGTTAGGCAAATATGCCTTGCTTTCAAGAAAGTCAAGTTACCGTGCACTCCCGCGAGGGATGCCAAAGCGTTGGAGAGTTTCATCGAAAATGAGCGTTCTTTCAGCTTACTCCCGTTACCGAGAGAGGATAATCTTCTCTTCGAGAAGGTATCTTCTGTACTCTGGGACAATATCATGGGGGGCATACGCCTCTCTGATCTTCGCCCAAAGCACGGTCCCGGACAGACTGCCGAACGAGCTTCGGGAAACCGAAAGTATCGTTGGCGTCGCTGGCATAACCGTCTTGAGCCTTATTTCCCTCTCCTTGATTCCGCTTTCTCTGCGTCTTGCGGAGAAATTGGTTTCGAGTCTGAGGAGCTCAAGAACGTTGAGGTTGTGCATGAGGATGATGAGCAACCCGTTCGGGTGATCACCGTCCCCAAGTCGCTGAAAGGCCCCAGAATCATTGCTATTGAACCCTGCTGCATGCAATACACGCAGCAAGCGATTGCTCACGCCTTAATGCGCGTGTTACAATCGTCTGGTCGCACTCGTGGTCACATTAATTTCAGTGACCAGTCTGTGAATCAGAGGTTAGCTTTGAGTTCGTCTTACGACGGTCGATTAGCAACGATCGATCTCTCTGATGCGAGTGACCGTGTACCAATCGGTTATGCGCTTCGGATGTTTCATGGTAATCGGGATTTACTCGATTCCATTGAAGCTTGTCGTTCGACGCGAGCAAGGATGCCTGATGGACGTATTGTTCATCTACGCAAATTTGCTTCTATGGGTAGCGCTCTCTGTTTCCCAATTGAGGCGATGTATTTCTACACTTTATGTGTAGTCGCCTTATTGAAGAAACGGAACCTTCCTGTAAGTCACAGAAACGCAGATCTTGTTTCTCGTGACATCTACGTTTACGGGGACGATATTCTCGTTCCTGCAGACGATGCGTTGACTGTTCTCGATACCCTGCGAAAATACAATTGCAAGGTTAATACCGACAAGACCTTCTTCACTGGAAAGTTTAGAGAGTCTTGCGGTGTGGATGCCTTTAATGGTGAAGAGGTAACACCTCTCTACATTAATAGAACTCCACCTGAGAACAGGCAGCAGCATGGGAACCTTGTATCGTGGGTCGCGACCGCCAATCACTTTGCAAAACGTGGTTGGTATCGCGTATCTCAGCTTCTATTCGAAAGGGTAGAGCGCATCTTGGGGATGCTTCCCTGGGTTGCCGAGACAAGCCCCGCGCTGGGGCGTCACCATCCGTGGCCTACGATTCCTCGAAAGAGGTTTAATCGTAAGTTACAGCGCATAGAAATAATGTGCTGGGTCACGGCTCCAGTTTATCGCACTGATAGGCTGGAGGGTTACGCTGCTCTGCAGAAGAGTCTCATGAAGCTTGAAGGCCTAACTGACCTTCTGGCTCAACGGGACCGCTTCCATTTAGAGCGATCTGCACTTCACGGCGAAGTAGCAATAAAACGCCGTTGGATCCCGGCAACATTTGCCGGGCGATGGGCCTAATAACCCATCTAGGGGGGACCCTACCCTTCAAGCTCGAACCAATGGTGTAAACCCGGGATCCCGAGCTTTATGCTGGGAGCTATGCTCCCTGGGATCGTCTGGGTTTGCCCTCTCTCCTTCTGAGGGAGAGAGGTTTGGT